GGAAATACGTACGTTGGTGTCGATGGTATATATTACGATTTTAATGGTAACCAAATAACAAATTTAATGTATTCAAACGCAACTATTACATTTGTTGCAAAATTAAGTGGGAATACCGGTGAGCAAAAATTTATGAGAACAATACTTTCAAATCAAAACCAATTTGTTACTTTAGCTCGAGATAATGATACATCTGTCTATGTAACAGGATCATATTTTACGGTCAACACAAATTATTACGATTTTGACGGTACTTCCTATATAAATACAAATATTTGTCCCGGATCATTTTTATATATAGCTAAATTCAGTCCGGATGGTGAACAATTATTTTTCACTGTTAGTGGAATAGCATTAACAAACACAAATACAGTACCTCGCAATATTGCCATTCACGGTGATCATGTATATTTGACTGGTAATATTTCGACAAAAAACACCGGATCACCTAGTTCACCATTACACCAATTTTATGATTTTTCATCAAACTTGCGAACAGTAAATTTTACTTCGGGTTCTTTTATATTTCCAGACTTTTATTCAACAGCATTTATTGCGAAATTAAAAAAATGTAATGGAGAACAAGTTTTTATGAAATATATATCAGGAGGTAATTCTGATCAACAAACTGGTATCAATATAATAGTAAATGACTTGGGTATTTTCGTTACGGGACAGTTGTATATATATAACAACAGTTATTACAATTTTGATCAACAATTAGTCACTGTAATTCTACCACAAGGTACAAATGCGACGACAGTTTTTGTTTCGAGGCTCACATTAGACGGAAACCAAATATGGTTCAAATATTGTATATCACAAAATCCACGAGTTGTCAACATGGTTTTAAACGACGGTATATATATAGCCGGAAATATGAGTAATCCTGGTTATAGTTATGATTTTGAACAAAATGTGTTAACACCTGCCATAAATTCAAATTTTGTTTTTGTCAGTAGACTTGATTTTTATGGAAAACAAAAGTTCTTCAAGATATCTTATTCAAGCGGTGGTGCAGCGAATTATAGTGCCGGAATTTCTCCTGTCAGTACTAACTTGCTATTGAATCCTTATAGGGATGGGGTCTTTGTTTTTGGAGAAATAACAGCAACAGCGAGTGGTAACTTTATTGATTTTAATGGTAATAATCAATGGACTAAATTCGGTTCCCAAGCATATACCTATTCATTGTATCTCGCCCACATTAATTCTAAAGGAGAACAAAAATCGTATAATATTCTAAGTCAAAGTACTGGCGGGACAACTGGAGGTATGTATCTAAATATTATTACAGCAAATGATAATAGTGTAATTGTTACGGCAGGTATACAAAATCAAGGAACCAATAATTATTATGATTTCAACGGGAAAAAATATTATATCGATCCATCAATTATGTATATGGCATTTGTCGCAAAACTTAATTATAAAATAATACAAATACCTGGCTACCTATAAATATAGATCTAAATATGAATATAAATATAAATATAAATTTAATTTTGTAAATAAATAAAATGAATTGATTTTGGTCTAGAGATCATAATCAAAACCATCCTTTTTGACCGTCCTCATGTATGATCTGATTTCCACGGTATCACCCATCCGTTTGAAAATATCCCTGTTGCAGTACTTGCATCCACCAGGATTTCCTCGATTGATCCCGCTATGATCGCGACGACATTTCGGCGTTTTGTTTTCGCACCTCGATTTTTTGTATTCGATAAACATTCGCGGGTTCTTGTTGACCATCCGCTTTTCTTCAATCGGTTGCTTCAAATAAAGCTCATCCTCAATGGGAACATCAGTAGACTCCCCCGTCGACGGATCGTAAAATGAAGTCTTAATTCCGCGTGTTTCATTGTAGTAAATTGAGATTTCGTCACTGTTGATCGGTGAAGTCTTACGTGCTTCCTTTTCTCTCCTCAAGGACGCATAATTCTTTTCGCCAGCATCCTTGGAAGAAATCAAGTTGTCTGTAGACATTTTTATGTGTCTTGTGATAATTAATTGTCTCAATATAAGAAATATTCATGCATTTGAAACTTCAACTTTTTCAAAAAACAAAACAAAAACAAAAAAATTGATTTTCAAAATAATCTATGAATCTAAATACAATTCAACAAAATTACAATCACAATATTTAATAAAATAACCACAGTAACTGATATAATTTAAACCGATGGCAGATATTCAAGAAATTCAAAATGAGGCTCGTATCATGGTTGAACAAGTGAATATTAAAATGAACCAGCCGCACATAGCTAATAAGATTTTTACTGATGCTAAATTGACCTTAGAAAGTGAGGACCTTTTCATATTGAAACATGTCCCTTACATAGAAGATTTTATCGAGGTCAGTGAACATTACGGAAAAGATCGGAATCGTGAGGAGTTGGGAAAAGAGGTATTTAATGTCATCAAGGATATTATTCCAAAAAATTCTACTGATATAAAAACTTTGCATGCAATTAACCTTCTGCTGGAAACACCAAGTATTAAACAATACGTTACAAAAAATACAGATTATATCAATTTGAAAGCATCGGTTGTTGCAAATATTAATTTACAAGAATCTGTCGAAAATACACGTTATCGTCAAGAAACAGCATCAATTCTAGAACGTATGCATTTTCGTAATAAACTCGTGCATAATATAAGCGAAGTTAATCATGGAATTACACACGATACTTTGGATAATCAAAAAAAATCGATTGATAAGTTGAAGGAAATGGGTGTAAAAACTAATGATAAACTAAACGAACTTTTAGCAAACGATGAAAATCTTCGGAAATCCATTAGTGAAGCACATGATCGCATAGTTCGTCGACAAAGAGTCGAGACTTGTAATAAGAGTTGTGCTTTTTTGGCACAAGTCGGTGCACGCATTCAAAATGAGGATTTATATCGTGTCGGTGCTATTGGATACAATCTATGTAATATCGCATCAGCAATTGAAAATATGGATAATGTTGGAAATCTTGTTGGTAATATTTTTGAAAATCTTGTCGGTTTTGCTTCGATTGGTTCATCCGTTTTGGCCATTGCGGGACTATTTCAAAAAAAGGGTCCCAGCGAAATGCAAATGTTTTCTAGAATGTTTAATGAAACAATTAGTAAATTGGCAACTGTAATAAATGAACGGTTTGATAGAATAGAAAAACATCTTACAATAATTCATTACACATGTATTAATGAATTTATTCAACTTAAAAATATCAACTATCGAATCGAAAATATGTTGAACAATATTGAAGCGATTGTGAAAAGTAATCTGAATGATATTAAAATAATGCTTGCAACAATTAATGAGAAGCTAACATCTGTTTTAAACAATCAACAACTTTCTGAACGCTATAAATTCCTACAAGAAATTTATGTATATAATAATAAGGTTACTGGTCCCTTTGCACTAACGTCGGAAGAATTCAAAAATCTATTCACAACATTGAAAACTTATATTTGTGATACAGTTCCTAACAATCGTTTTATCAATGGATATGGATCTGCTGATAATTTATCAGAAATAGTGAAAAGTTTCGAGTCTGATTCTGATTTCGATTTCAATATCAAATCCATTTCTAAATGCATTGATTACAAAGAAGTAGTATCGAATCCAATCATATATTCTTGGTTAGTTTGCATTTTTATGATTTTGGTGCAATCCAGATATAATGAGAGAACACCTAGAAAAATTAGTAAGGCAGAACTGAGTGAAGTCAAAAAAGTCCTGGGGTTAGGTGGGGGTATCAAAGAATGTTTAACGCAAATTAATGCCTCTAATAAGACTTCTATATTCAATACTTATAAAAGTCAAGTTGAACAAGTCAACACTGATTACGATAAATTTTATCAATCAAGATTAGCAATCATAAAAGAAAAACATAGACTTGTCAATGAAAAATTTTATGAAGATTATCACAATAAATTAAAAGAACGTTTTAAGATTCAAGATGTTCCAACAAATTTTGATGCTCCAGGATGTTATGGCGATAGCATTACTATCGGTAACCATCATGATAAAAAAGGACGGTATCGCAGACATGAATATCCAATGAATAATCCCAATTACGGATACCTGCATAAAAATTTTTATTCAGCTAGCTTGACAAAGCAGGCCGAAGATTTTAAAGCAAAATATTTAGGATGGTTTATCGAACCGAGTAAACTCAACAATGGTCAAAATTTGATTTTGGCCTATCCCGACAATTACAACCCAGTTGTCGACAACAAAATTAAAGAATTAGAACAATTCCAGAAAGGTTATTACAAGGTTACTTATGGTATTGAAGGTAACAAAATAGTTTTGACACAATATTTTGTCATAAATAAAAATGAGATTCCGCTTAATAAATATCAATACGATTGTAATCCTGTTCCGGTTGTATTACCACTTTCTAAAAATCCGAACAGTGTTTGGTTTTATTGGCATGGTGGAAATTATTCACGGGGAGAACACTTTAGGCACTGTATAAAAGTCGAGGTATATGAACATTACTCGACAGCTCCAAACCCAACATTGTACACTGCTGTAAGAAATAACACGGGGATTACACAAGAAAATATTTATGTCGAAAACGCTGTTATAAAGACTGCTTATGATAATCTTCAAAATGAACTCAAATCAATGATCAACAATGAATATTTGAACATAATTGAAAATAATGAAATTGTTATAAATATGGCACATAATCATTATTTGTTAAAGGCAACGGGTAATTTAGTTGGTATTAATCGCCAAACATTAATTCATGCATTGAAAAACAATAAATCGATTGATGTAAATGTCAGTTTTACTTCGAAAGCGATCGAGCATAAAGTCTTGGATTATACATATGATATGTTGAACAATATTGTTACATGGTACAATAATAATAATGTTGATTCAAATGAATTGGATAATAGCATCGATAATGAAAAACATCTTACAGAAGAAAATCTTTTACTGAGACAAGTTACAACAGCTATTGGACAAGCTGTAATGGCTGTTATCACTGAGGATCAACAACAACAAATAATACAACTTCTTCGTAATAATTTGACAATTGGAGGAATGAGTAGGCTTGGTTTATTACAATACGAATAGAATATGCTATTAGGCTCATCGATCTTATCAATCTTGTCGATCTTGTCATTTTTCCTTACAAAAAATTGAATGTTCAATTACACTGTAAAGCTTATTTTTATTCGACATTAAACTACTTTCTATCGATTTTCCATTTCGATAAACTTTTGCGTTTAAACTTTTTTACAAGAATGAACCCTGAAACGTTTGCTACAATGTATGCTCATGCTTACATGCAGGCATATTTGCATGCCCAATCTCAGCAGATCCATCAGAATCAGCAGTTTCAGATCCAACAAGTCCACCAAGTCCAACATGCTCACCAAGTCCAACAACAAACACAACCATTTGTTGATGAGACATTCAAGAAGGGTTGTGACCTGTACAAGAGGGCTTTGAGATCTGAGATCGAGAGAGCTGTTGTCTTCGTTGAAAGAAGTGGCAAACAAGGCATCCTCCAGCGCACAGATTTCCTCACAACTTATTTTAGTTGTGATGACAAGTCTTTTCCCGGTCACGTGTTCCACTACGGTTTCAATGATGATTCTCACCACTGGACTCATCGTAGGAAGGACACTTGGGAAAAGAGAGGAGTCGCTCACCCTTTCAAGGAAATCCAGCAGGAGTTTTTGTCGAGGGGGTATTACATTTGTGATGTCTCAAACCCTGCCAAGAGTTTAGACATTGTGATTGTTGTGTCAAAGACTGTTCCAAAGGATAGCACAAAGACTCTTTGGCACGGCTTGAACAAAGTTTCGGAGTAGTTTTTATTTATTTATTTTTTATTTAATAAATTGAAAACAGTTTACTATTTTTGTCGTCACATACATTATTATTAATGATTTTTAAATCAAATGATTTATCACAAATATTAATATTTTCGCCGACTTTTAAATAATCATGAATATTTCCTATTGCCGGAATTTCTTTTTTTGTTTTATTATCGTAGACTTTTTCTATTTCTGTTGAAAAACCCTTCTCTGATGTATGTTCCCGACTTATTACCATATATGATTCCTTTGAATCATTTGAAAAAGATTCTCGAATGTGTGTATATATTTGTCCGGAATTATTCACATAAATCGTATAATTATATGATTTTTCTATATTATTACTGAGATTGAAACTAAAACTCTTTCCATATTTATCCCATGACGCTGTATGTCTTGTTGTAACTACAAAATCTTCCTCATGATGATTCTTATTTATCTCGGAATTATACCTAAATAATTTATTAAAAACTTTGTATATGGTATTAACATTTGATCTTGACCAAATATTATTTTCCGTCCCTGTAACTTTATCAATTGTAACATTTGATGCCGATACACAGTTATTTCCTATTAAATGTTTTGCATGAACTCCACACCTAATTAAAAGAAAATCACCTTCTATTGTATCATATGAACCAGAATTAACGACGGAATAGTCCTCGAACTTCATTATTTAAATATTGTCTGATTAATTTTATAATGGATTATATATACATGTATTTATAATTCAATTTTATAAACATTAGCTGCACAAATGTTTTGCAAAAATAATAAATAAAAAAAATCAAGAAAAGAGATCTCCGTCATCAGAATCCTGAACACGTTCGCTGGCCGGAACGTAAATCTCTCCAGTACCCCCTGCCATCTTAGCGAAAAACTTGTCACATGCGGAACAGTAAAGAGACCATCGGTTGAGAGTGTTGACATCACCAACACCGTCAATGTATCCCTCATACGTTCCCTCCTTGATGAACACTCGCTTATCATTGCAAAAACAGCACTTGTGGTCCAGAAGGCATCCCGAATGGATGTTGACACAAACATGACCCTTGTCATCCATGCAATCGGCACAAAACAACTTGTTCATGAAACCAGCTCGGATGATACCTCCTGTAGTTCCACAACGAGAACATGCGAACGACAAATGAACAACTGCAAGATGCTTCTGATAACAAGCATGACAATAACCATTGTACTTCTTGTACTTATCGGGAGAAGCAACAAGTTCGCTGCAAACCTTACACACACGCGTCTTACCCATTTAGATAGTTTTGATTATTTGATTAGCTCGCTCGATCGATTTGATTGATTTAATAGGACGCAAATTTACTTCAGTAGTATGATTAAAAGTTAAAGCATAAGGGATTATCAAGTAAAATGAATATTCAATTTTTTTATTTATATTTAGTGTTTATGGCTGGTAGTTTTATATTGAGATATTGAGGAGTTATAAGATTACCATATCTGGATACTTGCATCGTGGCAATTCTACCAAATGTAATAACATCATTAAAGACATTTATTTTTTCATATTTGTCTTTATTTGTACCTGTACCCGTATTTAAATTTTTATTTTCGTATAAATTAATTACAGAACTATAAATTTGTATTCTACATGAATGACATTTTGTAATTTTATTTTCTATTAAAAATTTTATACATTTATTGCAAACATAATGCTTGTTGTTGCATAAAATTACTATATCATTTTCCTCGACTTCATCAATACAAATTGGACATGTTTTGGTACTCATGAATTATTTTAATTATTTTAATTATTTATTATATAATAGAAATTAAATCTTTAAATTATGATGTTCAATCGTCATCATTATCGTATTCATAACCTTCTACACCATGAAATGATTCAATGTAATAACCGATTAAATCTCTAATTTTACTATTTGCTAAATTACGACTGGATTCTTGTTCATTAGGTCGAACCCAATCATAATCACTGACAATAATTTTCTTGTCTTTATTCCAAAACGGATAATATTTAATAGCTAATTCATTTGGGTCTATGTCACATTCCATCAATAAATCAGTTAATACTTTTGATTTGTCATGAATGTCTTGAGAGGTCAACTTATTATCATCACCTAATATAATTTTACCTTGTTCGATTTCTCTCATTGTTCGACTGTACATCATTGACCAATCCCCAGGACCGTTTAGTTTAACATCATGATGTTTTGCGATCGAATTGAAATCAAAATTATTGTCAAATGGTCCTGTGTTCCATTGTCCCACTGCTTTGTCACTGGATTGAACATTCGCATTTACAAACAACATTTGCGGATGAATTCTGTATGGATTTGTGAGCAAGCTTCCCGATAGGAATAAATTTTTATTTTTGTTGATCAAGTTTAATATTTTTTCATACTGTTCTGATTTACTGAATATATTTAAATTTATCGGGATACCTAATCCATGTATAAACATAAATTTATCACTTTTATAAGCCTTTCCAAAGAATTGTAAATATTTTGACATGATCTTATTTTATTTTATTTTGTTCATGAATGTTTTATAAATAAATTATTGTTCAAATTTTTGCAAAAATCTTGATTTTATTGAAATTCAAACAACGCAGAATCCAAAACATCTGTAGGAACGACTTGGTTTTTCTTTACGTAAAGGGCCTCAAGTGTTTGCTTCACAAAGTCCGGATTCCCCTGAGGACCCTTTAGAATTTCAGTCGAAATCTTGCTGTAAGTGTCATCATCCCACAAATCGATAACGTTTTCAGTTGATTCCTTTCGAGACCGCATGCCACGAATCACAGAATCGATTTCAAACGTCTTGCTTGCAAATGGACTTCCAATTTGCATTTCAACAACATAGCCAGTTGATGGTACGAATGCAAACATATAGAGAATGATGTCTTTCATCGGTGCACTAACTTTGGGTTTTCCCGATTCATCGACTTCAGTGATATGGTTGCGAACACAATAAACACCACCGTTGTCACGAATCACTTGTTGAATCTTCTCAACAGCATCATAAACACTAGATGCCTTGACTGGCACCCTCACAGCCGAAAAATCTGAAATAACCTTGAAGAAGAAATCGGCACCGCCTTTCCCCGCATCAAATCGAGCCAGACCACCTGAAAATTTTTCGTTCACGCGTTCCAATGATTTCTTAGGACGCGAGACAAAAGTCAAGTCTGTTTCCTTGAACATATCAATGAACTTTGAAGTACTCACATGGGCATCGGACAGAACTTGGTCAGAAATAAAGCTGAATGCTTCTCCTCCAGCGTCTTGATTGCGTTGACAGAGAGATTCCCAACGCTTATCTACCATCCATCCAGATTGAGACATATCGTTCAAAATGATAGATGCCATGGGAAGGATGAGATTCTTGAATGTAGCGACGGTTCTATTAGCATTAGCGACGTTATATGAGAATGCCATTATTAATTAGATCTAATTAATTGAGTTAAATCGAGCAAAATTAAGTACTTGGTACAGAGTTTGTATAATCAAGGTCTTTTTCTTTTTAACACTCCAATATATTGATAAATTCAAATTTATTTAGTTATTTAGTTATTTAATTATTTTTTACTTTTTGTCATTTTGTTACTTTTTTCAATAAGTTTTCTAATTATTGCTTTTTTTTTAATTTTTTGTTCTTCTTTATCTTCCTCTTCCTCTTCCTCTTCCTCTTTTTTTTTTTTTTTTTCTTATTTTTTTTTTTTTTTTTCTTTTTTT